AAGTAAGCGCAGAAGGCAAGATGCTCCGCCCAATCAATCCAATCGACGTCCCAGTACTCGCGCGCTTTCTCGAACATGCGACGAATGAGAAACGTCGCCATTGAACGATCGTATTCGGTCGCGTCGCTACATACTACCTCCTCGTCTGAACCGATCCCTGCGGCCATTGCGGGTACGTCCGTGCAATGGAACGTTTGGGCGTAGTTCTGGAACAAGGCGTGTAGCGTGCCGGTTGCAATAATCTGCGGGTACAGATTGCTTGCATATGGCGCGCCGTGGAAGAGTCGCGCGCGCGTCGCGCTAAAATCAGGATACTCCTTTCCTTCGATGATCACCCTCTTGTTTGCGGGAACGGGCTCGCCGCGCGTCCCACCGGACAACGCGTAGTCCAGTGGAAAGACGAGTCTCTCCTTACCGACGCTGTCAACCTGGTCACGACGGCCTGCGTTCATCATGAACACAACCTTCGCGCGCGCCGCGAGTTGGACGAGCGATCCCCGTGACCACAAACGCCGTATCTCCTCGCTATTCGCGAGCAGGAAAAGTGCGTGGTCACGCTTGTACCGCGCATTCGACAACCACACCGGGGCGCCCGATGTGCTGAGTTTCGCCGTTTTCACGGATGAAAGACGCCAACTACCAAATATTCGATCCATGAATGCATCGAATATCTTTTCGTGCCTCTCGGACCGGAAGTCGGAGGGCAACCCAAGACTAGCGACGAACGTGGCGTTGTCGACGGGCGCCAACGACATCTGGTCCATCGTGAAGCCGGCGACCGTCTTACCTCGATCAAAAGACGCATGGATGCCAGTTGGCCCAACATAACCGCGCTCATCAAGATCAACGGGCAGGTCACGTGACAAACCGTCCACCAGAGCTCGAAGGAACTGGAGGAACGTGTCGTCAAAGGACTGAACGCCACGATCGCCACTTCCGAAGCCAGGGATGATGGTGACGGGCCTACGCGTGATCAGTGGCGCGCTGTGTAACACGCGCTGATCACTGAACGCCCAGGCCACGTCTCGGTCGTTACGGGGTTGACCAAGATGTCGAAACCAACTAGGCTCCATGATCGGCCGCCTCGTCGTCCTCCGACGTAGAGATTGGCTCGATAGCTTCACCTTCGGCGCTCCAGATCGCGGCGCCATCGAAGTGACGCTTTCTGTCGCGCGTCAACTCCTGTTGACGCTTTTCCGGTTTCTGTCTGCTACCGGCCTGGTCTTTCATGGCGGCATCCAGCCGCTCACTCGAGATAATCTCGGTGACCAGTTCGGCGTACGCCACCTTATCTGTCGACCAAGTAGCGCGCTCCCACTCCGGTGTGTACTCCGCCTCCGGATAACCCAGAAGGGCGACGCATTGAACACCGAATATCTTCGGGTTTGCGATGATGAGCGCTAACAGTTCCTCGTCTTCGACGCTAATAGCGCCAGCGATTGGGAGGTTAGCTACACCCACGAGCGCGGTCACGACCGTGACCGGGACGGGGTCGCTGGGCTGAACCTCTTTAACGTGAGGAACGATCAACTGCACAGGCAGTTTCTCGCTTTTCTTGTCGTCAGTGGCAAGCAAGCTGGCCGGTTTTCTGACGATAGGTTTGTCGAACATGTTATTCTCCTAGTTTACAACGCAAGTAAGCGGCATGCATCAGAATCTCTTCGAGATCAGACGCATTACCATACCGAGCAAGGCGAGCGGCAACTCCACTCGGAATACTCAAGAAGGCAACGGCATTAGCATACGCTAAGCCGTCAATGTTGAGCTCGTGGAGCCGTTCCTGAAGAAACTCGTCTTGTTCAATCCAATTAGGAAGTTTTTCCATACACACTCTCCTAGTGCGTCCATGAGGCCGAGTTCGAGCTCCGTATCCAGTGCACGAACGTGGGACTCGACAAGGGAACGAGTGGCGTCGGCGCCACCCGTCTCGATATCAATAGCTACATTAACGATGCCGCTCGACATGAAGTCGATTGCGAAGACGGGCAGAACGAATTCGTCCCCGAGTTCCTGCCTCTTCTTCGCGAACAAGTGACGAAACGTCAACGAGTCGGGAACTTCGTAGATAGGATCGCGTCCATAGCAGAGCAGCACCCATCCTGCGTTAGCTAGGAAGAAATGGTATTTAAACTTCCCGCAGGGAGACCGATATTGCATGATTAATTACTCCGAAAAGGGGTAAGAAAAAGAGGGGCCGGGCAAAACCCCGGCCCAATTTCTCTCAACCACGAGGAAAATCTTGATCGAAAAAACGGACTACTATTGGCGAATCGCCGACGGAGGCTCGAGACACGAGCGACCAGGCGGGCTGACAGCAGGCCGCAATACGCTTTCTCAATGTTACGGAGCCGAAACGACTTCGCCACTGGAACGACCCCGCCCAGAACGAAGTAGTCACGGTCCTGAATTACGAAACGAATCTCACGGTCACGCTTCCAGTCGACGAGCCTTGGCCCGGACTGCGCGCGCCGCTCGGGCACGAACTGCGTCACAAGAAATTCACTTATCGACGCGGGCTCCACCGACTTGATGTTTCCATCATCGTCGAGGTTCGCCCTCATACCCATAAAGGTATTCCCATCCATTTGGTTCAATCCTCCTGAAATAGAAAGTTTCCTTTCGCAGGAAACGCGGGTTAAGTACACCTAATTCGTTTCAGCTTGAATTTGCTCTACTGAAAGGGCAACGTCATGCACATCTGAAATGCCACAAGCACGTACGCGAATCAGCATTTGCCTGTAAGAGCCAATAACGTACTCTATGAAGCGGCCGTTATAGCTCGCAAGGATAACACGGCGACCAAGCAGCTTTTCCAACTGGGATGATGTCAGCATGATACTCTCCATTATAGCGTGAAAGAAAGATTTAACTCTTGAGTTGTTACATTCGCTCTTCGTGTCTAACCAGCACACAGCGAAGGAGCCGTGCTGCGTACTGTTGCGTAGCCCGGGTCTCGGCATCTGACGGCGTGAACACTTTGTTGGTGGACCAATGGGAAATGGTTGCCTCCAGCGTCCCACCGTCGCGCATATCCCACAACTTCAGAGTCGCAGGACGACCCCTACCGTGGAACCGCTTTACTACGGCAAACACGTTCTTTGCTTCAACGAACCGAAAGATGAATCGGTCGTTTTCACCGCTCTCATCTTGGTACGCGTCTACAAAAGGCATTAAATCAATTGGCATGACTACCTCCATGTGATTGAAAAGTTTCGATACATTGCGCTCGCTTGCAGGTCCACTTGTTGAGAGCTTTCCTGATCCACTATCGACCGCCGCTGTACCACCCTATCACATCGCTGTTGAGGCTTGTGAGTCGGAAACAGGTTTTTCGACGCGGGACACGACTTATACTACTCTACCTGTTCAGCCTTGGTACCACCCGACGCGGGACACGACTTATACGGGTGTGCGGCTAGCTTTCGTCTACTACTACGGGACACGATTTACGGTTCGACGGACAAAAATCGGATCGCGAGTGAGGCCTAT